GAGACGAACATCTGTCCTCTGATTTTGCGAGTGCTCAACAGAAGTTTGCTCAACTGAAGGTTGCTGATATTGTAGCTAACAATCCATCTCCTTATGAGGAACCGGAATGGGGATTTCCTAAGGGACGCCGGATTCGGGGTGAGTCGGATGTTGATTGTGCGCTACGCGAGTTTGGTGAGGAGACGAATATTCCCCGAGACTCTTTCATTGTGCTGAAGAACATTCGGATTGAGGAAACGTTCATTGGACTGAACGGTGTCCGATACAAACATATCTACTTTGTCGCGCTCCTGCAAAAGCCGGAGCTCTTGAATCTAACGCAAAGGTTCACACCCATGCAACGCCGTGAGATTTCTGGTATTGAATGGAAGTCATGGGCTGAGTGTGAGAACCATATTCGCCCCCACCATGTTCAGCGGAAGGAAATGATGGACGATCTCCGATCCATTGTGGAAACATTTGAAACAGTATAAAGGGAAACCGTCAAAAGAATGCAATGCTTACAATTATTACACCATGTGGACGGCCAGAGAATCTTAAGGTTCTTGAAGAGTCACTTGATCTAGATCGCGTAAAGTGGTTGATTGTATATGACACAAAGAATGGACCGTTCACACCTAAATATAATCATCCAAAGATTACCGAAATTGGTCATCCAACCCCTCCAGGAGGTTGTGCTGGACATGCACAGCGGAATGCAGGGATGAATCACGTACTCGAAGGCTTCATCTACTTTTTAGATGATGATACGGTTATGCATCCAGGGTTCTGGAAGATTTTCCCATTGATAAAAGATGAAGAGCATTTCTACACCTTTGACCAACAGCGTTGGGATGATTTTGTAGCGTTTCCGGGTGGCACATTCAAGGGTGATGTCCCCGCAGTTACGAAGATTGATAGTGCTCAGTATGTGGTCCCTCGACACATGTGTGGGTCATTCATCGAAGATGATTATCGAGCTGATGGATTTTTTATTGCTGATGTGAATTCTCGGTTTCCAGGAGCACATACGTACTTCCCTACCGTGGCTTCATACTATAACTTTCTTAGGAGGTGAAGCGGAATCCAGCTAGATAGACCGTAATACAATAAGCGACCACGCTCATACCAAAGACCCAGAACCAAACGGGGAAGACAGTTGCTTCCCGATCGGTGACGCCAAACGGCCGAATCCTTCCGTCACGCCCAAAGGCTACGGACGGCTTCAGATAGAGAAATGTGGCCATTAAGAAGAGATAGATGGTGACCATCCACATCCGATGGTTTCGTCGGGTTAAATCCATTGTAATACCTGTGTAAAAAGTTCGGCACCAAACACAATGAGGGCAGCACCAACCTACGTGCTTCCAAACCGGAAGGCGTTCTCCGATGCAATTACCCGAATGTTCATTAAGTCGGACTACAGGGCAAAAGACAAGGATCCATTGGATGAAGAGGATAAGAACATTGATCTGTGCACACAGCGATCAGGAACAGGACGCGAGTTGTTTCCATATCAGAAAATCATCCGTGACTACCTGAAGATTGAGACCCCTTATCGAGGCATTCTTGTGTATCACGGACTGGGATCTGGTAAGACGTGCTCGTCAATTGCAGTGGCTGAATCGTTATTGACCACGAGTAAGGTGTATGTTATGGTTCCTGCTTCCCTTGAAAAGAACTACAAGGAGGAACTGCAGAAGTGTGGTGATCCTGTGTACGCTGTCGAGAACTTTTGGACCTTGAAGCCGATGTCCGATGAGGTTCGTGCAGAGGGTAAGAAGCTTGGCATCTCTGACAAGTTCATGGACAAGTATAGTCGTATTTATACCACAACGTCTGGCAACGAACCCAACTTTGAGAGTTTGTCAACCCAAGATAAGGCTACGATTCGAGAGCAGATCAAGGACGTTCTTGATCAACGGTTTACTTTTGTGCGCTATAACGGCTTGACTAGGACGAATATTCCTGAGTACACGAAGGAGGGTATGTATGATGATTCAGTGGTGATTGTTGATGAAGCCCATAACTTGATCTCTCGTGTGATCAATGAATCTGAGATCACTGGAAAACTATATGATGCAATCTACAACGCCAAGCGGTGCAAGGTGGTTGCTTTGTCTGGAACACCAGTCATCAACTCTCCGAATGAAATTGCATATATGATGAACCTTCTGCGTGGACCAATTGAGCGGATCACGATTCCGTTTAAGACCATTCCGACCTGGGATGAAGAGCGTATCACCAAGGCATTTCGTGCAATCCCCGAAGTGGATACGATCGAGTTCAGTGCACTGAAGAAGCATGTGATGGTCACTCGAAATCCCCCTCAGTTTCGTTCAACCTACAATGGTGAAGGTGATCGTGTAGCGGTGCAGTACATGAAGGACCTTGCTTTCATTCCTCAGGCAGCTGACTGGGTTGCCTCTATCAAGAACAAGATTGAGATTGATGTGGGTGGAGGTGAGATATCATCTGAACGCGTGACCACGGAACAACTCACTTGCTTGCCCACAGACTATGAGGAGTTCTCAAATATGTTCCTAGACGGATTGAACATCAAGAATCCCATGATGTTTCGCCGCCGTATTCAGGGTCTTGTGTCCTATTTCAAGGGTGCCGATGAGCGCCTGCTCCCCCGTCGAATTGATTTGGAACATACATTGGAGAAGGTGGAGATGTCTACTGAACAGTTCACGCGCTATTTGGAAGTCCGCTGGATTGAGATGAAGATTGACTCTCGTCGTGGTCGCTCTAAGCTGAATGAGAATCTCAGCACATTCCGTGTCCCAACGCGTCTTGTATGCGACTACGCAACTCCTCCAGATCTTCGTGTGGCTGAAGTTAATGCAGAAGGTGTGACAGAAGACAAGCCTCCGAACAACGATGAAGTTCTTAAACGAATCAAGTCAAATCCAGCCAAGTATCTCTCGGAGAAAGCGTTGGAGGCATTCAGTCCTAAGATGTTGGCGATTCTGAAGAATATCAAGAAGTCCCTGGGAAACAACCAGTTCGTGTATTCTCAGTATCGTGCATTAGAGGGTCTGGGTATCTTGTCGGCAATCCTAGATACGGCTGGATGGCAACAGTACAAGATTGTCAAGCAGGCAAATCAATGGGTGGAGGATCCCAACATGCTGGACGACCGCCCTGCATACACATTCTACACTGGTGAGGAAAATGAGGAAGAGCGTGATTTAACCCGTCAGATCTTCAATGGTGTGTATTCGAAGAACTTTCCTGCTTCGCTCAAGGAAAGTGTTGCCAAACGCCCTAAAAAGATCCTTCAACTGCTCATGGCATCGGCCTCGGGTGCAGAGGGTATTACATTAGCGAATGTGCGCCACGTTCACATCGTTGAACCACACTGGACACCTGCTCGTCACGATCAAGTCATTGGTCGTGCAATCCGTATTTGCTCTCATGCAACACTGCCTATGGAAGATCGGACGGTCAAGGTGAGTTTCTACATCTCCGTATTTTCAGAAGCTCAAAAGAAGACACAGGAAGGTCCTAATATCACTCCCATCCGACGCAATGACATGGTCATGAAGAGGTACGAAGGCGAACCTGTTGAAACGTTCATGTCCACAGATGAATACCTTTACGAAACGGCTTTCGAAAAGGAACGCATTAGTCAGCGGATTGCATTGTTGTTGAAGGAGTCAGCGATTGATTGCGAGATACACCGAAAGCTTCACTCCAAGGAGAGACCAGTGGTTTCCTGTATGCGATTTGACAGCACAACAACAGGTGAAGATCTGGCATTCAGGCCGAATATTAAAAATGAAGAGCTAGATGAAACCGTGCTACGCAATACGTCCCGGAAACATCGGCGTCTTCAAAAGGTTCTGGTCAAGGGAATGTCTCTGATCTTAGACCCCGACTCTAAGGAGATTTTTGATGGCCCTGCATGGGATGATAATCAGCGCTTACTTCGAATGGGTGAATTGGTCAGCCCTACTTCGATTCGATTTCTGCTCTAATATCGGAGAGCCAGTTAGCGCATACCGAATCCCATGTCTTGAATTCATATGATGATGCAGCCGCCTTCTTCTCGGGAAGTGTCTTGATTGCTGACTCCATTGCATCGGCAACCTTCTTGTAGTCAAACGTAGGTGCCCAAAGACCCAGGGGCATCGTTCCTGGAAAATATGTGCGATCCTCTGGAGGAATGAACGTGCACACGCTCTCATCCATGAAGGCGCGATAAGTTCCAATATCCGTTACAATCTGAGGGGCTCCTGTATAGAGGTGCTCAATTTGACAGAGACCAAATCCCTCGCCGTCGGACACATTGATACCAATGTCGGCTGCGTTGTAGATATCATTAATTGCAGAGTCTGGAACGGGTTTTGCTGACGTATCCACCATCATAAGACGAGTGGCCATCACCTTAGGATCTAGTCCATGACGTGTGAGCTCTGTCTGGTAGACACGATTTATATCGTAGTAGGCGCCCTGCTGACCATTCAGACCAGTGACAATCATCAAGTGATAGGGCTTCTTAGGATCACGGCGGAGGAGTTCTACAAATCCCATAATTGCAAGATCGTGACGCTTACGCTGTGTGTTGCGATTTGCATTGACCATCAGGATAGAATCGGATGCCAGATTCATAGATGTTCGGATCGTTCTACGAGCAGACACTGGAAGCTTTGAAAAGAAGGATGTATCCACTGCATTCTCCAGAACGCGAACATCTGGGAATGTTCCATACTTGAAAAAGACATCTGCCCAGTACTTTGTGAAGCAGTAGATGCGGTCAGCGTTGTTCTTCATCGTCTCAATCAAAGGAGGGGCAATTCCCTCATATACCTGATCCACATACAGCCAAAGTTTGTAAGGAGACTCCCCCTTCTTGAACTTCATCGCCTCAATGAACCGGTGGATGATCAAAGGATCGTTGTAGATCATTACGATGTCAGGATTGACCATCTCCAGATACTCGTGAATCTTGTTGAATCCGAATCCCTCCTCCTTCGGGTCCTCATTTGCAGCCGCATCATACGCCACGACTCCATCCGGAACCTTACGAAGATTACCCCTACTCGGGTGACGCTGAAATCCAAAGTGATAAGTCTTCACCTTTGGAGCTAGAGTGCTCAGTTGCTTCAGAAGATTAATGACTACTTTTGAATAGCCTGTTGTCTGGTCCACATGTGTGCTAACGAGAACGAACCTCATTTACTGTGATACTCTTTTCCCGTATAAATCACAAATGCAGGTCAATTCGGCACAAGATTACTTGACTCAAATGAAGCGCCAGATCATTGCGAAGTCGCTGGCTGTCGCTCAGCCACCACAGAAGCGCCGCGACAACACCCAATACATTGGTGTCATCGCCAATAAGTCTGATAGGTATGATATGTTTGTCGGAGGCGTTGGTATCAATACAAACGGTCCCGCTACACTTGGAAAAACCTTTACATCGCTCTGCTGCGTTCCGACGAATACATCGGCTACGACATATCTGGTCTAAACCCTTCTTTGTAGATACTAATAATGCCAGGTGCACTCCTCCAGCTGGTTGCTATTGGAGCACAGAATGAACTTGTCCACGGGAGCCCCTCTATGACGCATTTTCGCGCTGTGTATCGGCGCCACACAAACTTCGCCATGGAGTCAATCCGAATGACATTTACCGCTTCAAATCTTGAGTTTTCGCCAACGACAACGAGGACGATTTCATGCCGTATTGACCGGTATGCGCAGTTGCTTCACGATACCTATCTTTTGTTGACCCTACCCGATATTTGGTCGCCCCTCTCCTATCTTGGATACAATATCCTCCCGCCGGCTGGATATGACCAACGTTCAAATTCAATTGGATACGAATTCAAATGGATTGAAAATATTGGCTATAACTTGATTGATTACGTTGAGATCACTGCAAACGGCGTGGTTCTTCAGAGACTCACAGGTGAGTGGCTTAAGTTTTACTCGTATCTGACTCACGATCCTAACAAGCGCGCAATCGTTGACCAGATGGTTGGTAATATTCCTGAGCTCAAGGACCCGGCAAATGCGTATGGACGCCTCGGACAATACCCTCATGCAGTGACACCTCTGAATCAACCTGGAGGAATTCCAAATACGAAGGTTCCGGAACCATCTATTCGGTCTCGCCAGTTGATTATTCCTCTACATTTCTGGTTTGCTGAGAACCCAGGAATGGCACTTCCTCTTGTGTCTATGCAGAACTCGGATGTGTACATCAATGTAACCTTTCGCCCACTCAACCAGCTTTATACTGTAATTGATGTAGCCCCTGCGAGTCCTACATATGGACAGCGTATTCGTTCGAATGATGGCATTGGTAGATTTCTATCACCACCCCTTGTGACTGGAGGAATTAGCAATCCGTCCTTAACGACATTTTTCCCCGATCCATATTTGGAGGGTAATTTCATCTACCTTACGGAGATGGAGATGGCTCAGTTAGCCACCGCTGATCAGACATTCTTAGTGAAGACAGTTACTTTTGTTAACAATCCAGGACAGTATGGTGGTAATTCGGATATTGAGATTCCTTTCTTCAATTTGGTCACTCGTATTGTATGGTCCACTCAGCGATCGGATAAGATTCTGATCAATGATTGGGATAACTACACAAACTGGGATAATCCCAACGTGGCCCCATTTACCTCAACCGGAGTGGCAAATGATGTCTTTTCGTCTATCACAAACTCAACTGAGTCACAGACATTTATGTACTCGAGCGGTCAGCTACAAATTAGCTCGGTGTATCCCCGTGACCCGATCGTAACCGGACAGATTTTGTTGGATGGCAAGGAGCGATTTGCCGTGAAGCCGAACGGATACTTCTCCCTTCTTCAGATGTACAAGCATACCACTGGAGATTCACCTGTGATACCTGGTGTGTACATGTACTCATTTGCCCTGAATAACGATATGTATCAGCCCAGTGGAGCAATCAATGGAAGCATGTTTAACAAGGTGATCTTGCGTCTGGGGCTTCAACAGCCTCTTCCTACCGCTCAGGGAGTGGCATCTCAGTCAACCGTCTGCGTTCTGAAGTCAACGGTCTTCAGTCCTAATCCAGTGATTGTCACGGCTGCTCAGCTTCTACTGACGGATCCTAAGACGGGACTTCTGCTGTATCCCCCGGACAGTATTGTCTCTGTGGTTCGCAACACGAATGGAGATAGTGTTATCTTTGCCTACACGTATAATCTAGGTGTGTATGTTGAGTCAATCAACTTCCTTCGTATCGTAAGCGGTCTTGCGAATTTCGTATTCGCTAACTAATAATGAGCATCACAATTAAGAGTGCCACCTGGGGAGATGAAAAATCCACAACTGATATTACCAAGTCAATGATTGAAAAGGCAAAGGATGGCTATTTGGATCTGGTTGCAGACAATACCATTGTTCCAGCAGTTGACTTGTTGTCCGGATCCAAGACTGTATCACTTGATGATTCTGAGAAGACACAGATTAATGAAGATGCCGTTAAGCTTTGTGGTGGAAATGCACAGGACAAAAAGTGTATTGACTTTCAAAAGAATCAACTTGAGTCCAGTGCTCTTCAACGAAAGGTTGCCGAAGCCCAATCCTCTGCAAACATTGTCACGGGACGCCGTTTGACTCTTACAATCATTGATGCAAATGGAGTGGAAAAGGTAATTGCAGTCCCCGATGGACAGAAGGTGAAGATGGGTGAAAAGCCAGCAGTGGCTCCCTTCAAAATGCCCGAGACCTTTTCAGGCGGAACATGGGAAATCTTGATGCAGTTCGGCAAGATCGCACTTACGATCATAATGACCCTGCTTTGGGTTTTTAGCATTGTTGCGCCGTATCGGCTCTTTGTTCTTCAAAACAAGCTGATCCTCGCATATGTGCTGACAGGGTTGGCGATTCTCATCCCCTACTCTGGATTGATCACGACACCGGTTGCACTCGCATATTTTAAATATATGGAACTGAAGCCCGCGAAAGTTGTTCCCGCTGTAGTATAATGTTCCATCTCCTCTGGATTGTAGCGGGGATCATCGTGGGAATGTTGATTGCGTGCATTATCGTTCCGCCAACGCGCCAACAAATCGCCGTTCCATCTCCCCATGATAAGGACATCTTCCATACAGATACAGGATGCGTTCGGACCCATGCGATTGAAGTTCCATGTGGAGCTGAAGCCGATTCCTTCAATCTACTCGCAAGTCTCAACAAGAAGTAATGCTAGACATCACAAAATCACTTGAACGTGCGGGTCCCTTTTTCTCTTTTATCATCGGGCTTGGGATCTCCGTACTCCTGTTTCACCGTAACTACGCCACGTATCGCATTCTTGGAGTGCCCCTGGAGGATGTTGAAGATAAGACGGTCAAGGTAGATGGAAAATGCTACAAATATCGCGTGGAAGATGCAACTTGTGAAATCCCGTCTCCTTCATAAACAATGGACGATTCAACTTCCCTGGACGCCCTACTTCCTTCGCCCCAGCTCCCACAATCTTTGCCTCCCATGCACGGCGTGTCTGGTTCGGACCATATCCAGCGCACACAGATGGCGCCTTCTTTTAAGCCATCTCTCCCTATGATGCGGATGATGTGGGCCAATCTGACTCTGTACATCTCCTTCTTTTTGGCTACGGTGATCTTGTCATTGTCGGCTCCTCGTGATCTCCTGCTCCGATACATCCCGAATGCATACACATCGGGTGGCGTTGTGTCCTGGCAGGGTGCAGGTGTTCTGGGTGCCGCAGCAGTTGTTGTGTCACATCTGCTGAACGTGTTCCTGTTGAGCTTCCTCGGCTAAAATGGATCTACACTGAAGCTGTAACTGTAAGACAAATGCCTCTCATCAACAACTCCGAGTGCAAGTACATTATGGCATCTATCAATCGCGGAAATGATTATCATAGGAATGTGGGTTCTCAAGTCTTTAATGAGTTTCTCGGCTATATCGAGTCAGCGGGCCCAGTAAAGGTATTTGCAAAGGCTCTCTTCAATCGTAAGCCGCCTGTCCTTCATATTCCTAACATTCCTCGGTATGTGACTTGTAATGATCCTGAGGTTGATGATATTGATAAATATAAGCTGATCAGTGATTACGGAATCATCCAGCGTCTTGAGGAGCATGTTGGTCATGTCAAGATTACAGTTGAATATTCTGGATATTCACACATTGCAATGCAGGTAAAGTTCGTTCCACGGGTTATCAACAATCCCGAGGAAGAGCAGTCTGCAGAGCTTCCTGTTACAGATGATGATGAGAGCATCCAGGATCGCATGCTTAGGAAGGAGACTTCCTGGTAAAGTACTAATGACAACACCTCAACATTGCAACGCATGTAGCGTATATATTTATGATGTCCTGAACTGCGATCTTTCAAGTCAGGACATTTATTACGGTTTTTACAATTTCAAAGCTGTAAAAAAGATTCTTCCAGAACTGGTCCGAGAGTTTCAGAGGATTTCCTCCGATCATCATTACGATGTATTTGATACACCCGATCCCCGTCGGTCAATGTTCATTGTCACTCGGTTGACTGAGGAAGGACTTGTGAAGAGAACAGGGATCTCCTATCATGGAGCTCTTGCAAGAGGCAAGCCACATCAGATGGCATTTCATTGGGTCAACCATTACTTCCGAAAGTTGTCAGGTCTACAGCAGATTCATCGTGAACATTCAGGCGGGGTTGTTGAAGCTCCGATGCCGAAACTTGACCTAAAAACTCTTTTGAGATACCTTGATGCAGGTCACATCTCTCCGGAGAAAATGGAAATGTATCTCAATGAGTATGATGTATACAGTAAAGATGAATAACGCATCGACCGCAAATCTATACATGGTACTGGAAGTCAAAATCATTGAGCTTGAGGAGCGTATTGAAGCATTAGAGTCAGAGGTTGCACGACTGAAGTTTCTGGCACTTCCGAAAGATATGAGCCTTCAAGATCAGTTTAAGGCATGGGAAGAGCATAAGAATACTCCAATGACGTATTCAGAGATGCGCGAACGTTTCGGTTAAAGACAAGTAGGCTTAAAGAAGTAATGTTCCTCCGACCTGTATATCTACAGCAACCACCCGCATGGTTTTACCCGCGCATCTTAGTCGGAGCAGGCGAGATGTTGTCACAGGGTTTTTCACGTAAATATGGGATTACGCATGTCATTAACTGTGCATTTCCCGAGGACTCTCCCGTCTGGTTCAAAAATACATTTCCAACCCGATACGCATGTCTGAGTGCCCACGATACTCTCCACTCTAACATTTTGGATTGGTATTCTACATTTGAAGAGACATTGACGGCTTTTTTGCGTGCACCTGGATCAGGAACTGTCTTTGTCCATTGTCAGTGTGGGATTAATCGCTCTGCCTTCTTGGCGCTGACCTATATTACGACACATTACAACATGCCATATGAACCTACCTTCGTGGCACTAAAACGCCAACGCCCCTGCATGTTGACAAATCCGGTCTTCAGGAAGCAGACTGAAGAGTTTGTAAATGGACGTGTTCCGAATTCGGAAAACCAGGGACGTGGGGACGAGCGGATCGTCAATGGGGACGCTGGACTCTGTCCATCAGGAACAGGTACAGGGTTTGCGGGATTCGGGTGCTAAGCAGGAGGAACTAAAAGCCCGGATTGCTGAACTTCAAAGTCAGCGGGAAGTTTTAAGTGCCTCCAATGAAATCACAGACATTGTGAGGTGTTCGCACGTGGATTCGCAGATTCGCGAGATAGAACAGGAACTTGCTCAGTCCAATCCGGTGGAGGAGTACTATATGAAAAACATGGATATCTTACTTGACTATTATGGAAAACAGGATGCGACATCTGCGCCATCCGCTCCACTCCCAAAAGATGCCAATACGTTCCTTAAATTCTTTGTCGCAAATGTGCCCATGACGGACACAGGATTATCGAAGAAGCAGATGTTCGACGAGTATGTCACTCGTATGAAGCTCACGAACGGACCTGAAGCCACTCAGTTGCTGACGGAACATTGTGTCGCGTGCAACACTGCGCGGGAAGAGATCAGTTCGGAAGGCATTCTTGTGTGTCCGAGTTGCGGGTCGGAGGAGTATGCGTTGGTTGT